AATGAAAAGAGCGAACGGCGACGGCTCCGTCTATAAGATCGGCGGCAAGCGTCGCAAACCATGGGGCGCAAGGATCACAACTGGCTGGCGGCTTGATCCTACATCTGGGAAACTTACGCAGGAATACCAGCTGATCGGAACCTTTGCAACCCGGATCGAAGCTGAAACGGCTTTGAATGATTTCTTACAGAATCCCTATGACATCAACGCACACAAACTGACATTTTCCGAAGTGTACGATCTCTGGTCAAAGGAATACTACGCCACCTTGAAGAATGATTCCAGCGCCCGCACTTACCGTGCGGCGTACAAATACTGTGAACCGATCTTCAACGTCCGCATGCGTGATCTTCGTGTCTCCCACATGCAAGGCGTGATCAATGACGCCGTTGTCGGTGATGCAACAAAAAGCCGCATGAAGTCGCTTTTCAATCTCATGTATAAATACTGCATGATCCATGAAATTGTTGACAAGGACTACAGCGCACTATTTGTCCAGAAAGCAGGCAAGCGTGACAAGTCAAAGCGTGTGCCATTCAGTAATAGCGAAGTGCAGCGCCTGTGGAAGATCCGCAGTTTCGGTGTCGCAGATATGATCCTATTCTCTCTATACACTGGTTTTCGCCCTTCGGAAGTGCTATTGATCGAAACTGTGAACGTGGATCTTGCGCGCTGGAGAATCAAAGGCGGCATCAAAACAGACGCCGGAATTGACCGGATCGTCCCGGTGCATCCGTTGATCCGTCAGCTGGTGCAGGATCACTACAACCCCGATAGTAAATACCTGTTCCCGAATGAGACTGGCGGCTTTATGACATACGATCAATACCGTGGGCGATTCAAAAAGGTTATGCGCTATCTTGGAATCTCCCACACGCCGCACGAACCCCGGCACACATTTATTTCATGTGCGAAGCATTTTGAAATGAACGAAAATTTGTTGAAAGCCATTGTTGGACATAAGATCAGAGACATAACAGAAGCCGTCTATACCCACAGGGCGTACAGCGATTATGAAGAAGCTGTGGCGCTGATCAATTATGACGGCGAAGACATAGTGTTTGAATCAATCGACGCTGAATGGGATTGACGCCCGATCAGCTGCATACAGAAAGCCCCCAGATCAATTTCTGGGGGCTTAATTGTTGTGTATTACCGCTGTGTATTACCTGTGTATTTCCCGTGTACTATGTGTACGTTTTCACTGGTTTTCATAGGTTTTACCACGGCGTAGAATCCGCATAAATACTGGATTCTTTAGAATTTCCCTGCCTTTGCAGCTTCCTCAACAGAAGCTGTCACATACCGTTTTTCTGGGTTTTTCGCGTCTTTTGTGTATTGCGCGTTGTTTATGTTTCGGTGCTGCCCGGTTTTCAAAGGGCTTTCACAGCCGCGATCAGAGCCGCACGCGTCTTCTTTCCGCATTTCTTGTCCGGCTCCTTGGTGCTGTATGTTTCTTTGTGCGCTTTCTGGAATGCCACCAGCGCCGCTTCCGTCCTCTTACCGAAGGATCCGTCAAGATTGCTTTTTCCTTCTGCGGTGTGTGATTCCAGCACGCCTATTTTGATCAAGTGCCACTGTAACCATTTTACATATTCCACTTTCTGCGCTAGTCGTCCCCGGTACAGTGTATATGTCGGTTCTGCATACGGCGCGTCATAATCTTTCGGTGCTTCGTTCTGCTCCAGATCCTCATAGATCAAATCAAGGTCAACGCTTGTGCTGATTCCATCCACACGCCCGGTCGAAGTATACTGCCAGCCGAAAAGTTCCTGCGTTGTCTGCGGCTTGTATTTGTCGTTCGGTGTTTCTTCCAGCTGCATTTCCAGCTGCGAAGGATAACGTGCCACCCAGAATCTACATGCATACGCCGTCTGATCCAATACGTTTTCGTACCAGTCCACATTACAGTAGATGCCGAATTCATACCCCCCAGCTTCTATAGTCACTTTAGCTACATTAACAAGCTGTGTCAACTTTTCTTTTCCCAGTTGGCGCAGTGTCTTGTCTTCCATATCCCACCAGACTGTGCAATCCTCGACATTACATGATTTCAGCAGTTCAACAACCTGCTGTGCTTCTGTCTGCTGCTTTTCTGGCGTAGTGCCGTAGCTGTACTTGTACACATCAAACGGGATCCCCTGTGCCTTAACTCCGGCTAAATTATTGTGAAACTGATAGTCTGTTTTTCCGGATCCTCGGACAGAACGCAGCACAGCGAAGTCGACGCCTGCTGCTTTCACCTTTCCCCAGTCAATCACTTTCTGATTGTCTGAAACATCAATCCCTCTTCTACTTCTCTGTACTGTCATTTCCGAATTCTCCTTCCTGTTTTGCATTCATAATTTTTTCTGTGACCGCAAGTCCCTTAGTCAGAACCGACGGTACATTGTAACCGCATTCAACAAGATTTTCCAAAATGCTTCGTGCTTCATTCACGATCAACATTGCTACTACCCACCAGCCGATCATTGTTAAAAATGCCAGATTGATTCCCAGCACGTCATTTCCCAACTGCACAAACACGTCGGATATTATGAAAGCCACAAGGATGATTGCCCAATACCCCATTTTTTTTGCAATGCCAATCAGCCCTGTTTTGCTGCTTTCTTCTTTCTTTGATCGAGATTTGTACCACCCTGTAAGCCAGTCAAGTACATTTAACACCAGAAATGCTGCGAATACATACCAATAAATGCCGAATACTGCTGTCAATATGGTCACAACCCCGCCCGCTAAAGCGTTGTATTTGTCTGTCAAAGCTGCTCCAAAATTATTTGTCATTGTTTTCTTCCTCCTCATGCTATCTCATAGTCTTTCAGTGCTTGCGACTTGTATCTGTCTGGAATTTGTTCGCCGTACTTGATCGCTTCGATTTCTGTTGTTGTCTCAACTCCCTTGATCCATGCAAACATACTGTTGCAATAAATTGTGTTAAATTGCACAAACTTCATTGCTGCGTCAATCATCTTTGTCATGTCCACTGCCGAATAATATTTGCAAAGTTCCCCGTCTGCATGATATTCCAGCTGTGTTGCTCCAGCCGAAATTTGATGTTGCTTTCTAAACAAATTTATCTGGTCTTTTTCTGTCAGACTGATGTGTACGACGGAACCGTCCGTCAATTCTACATCCACTCCTTCGTAGATTGTGTTTTCACAACGGCTTGAAACTTCTGCAAGCTTTGCTGTTCTGATCCGTTCAACGTCTGGTTTCTGCTCGGGCTGCTCTACATATACAGTCCCGTCATTCGAAAGAATCATTCCGTCGTCAAGTTCTTTGTACACTGTTTCGAATCCTTCATACCTTGCGATCACGTTTCCGTATTCTGTCAGCACTTCAATTTCTGCCATGTTCTGATCTTTTGCTTTTGTTTCTGTTTGCACAAGCAACATATTCTGTGCGATTTTCTTGGCGGATCCGTCGAATACGCTGCTGTTGTCTTTGAATCTGATCTTCATACTTTTTCTCTTCCTTTCCAGCTGTCAATGAATAATTCATTGAAAAGCTGATTCATATTTTGTACCATTCTGAATGTCCACGGCTATTTGAAAGAACTGCATTTCGGATCGTGCGCGTCTGCTTTTCAAAACGCTCATGCTGCAACTCTCCTTTCGCCAGTATTCACGCCGTGCGCGGCGTGAATTTTTTGATTCAAGATTATACTGTAAAGCAGAGCGGGACGGCAAGCGCAGTCGAAGCGTTGTAGTAGGCGGCATAACCATTGTCGCTGACAAGACAGAAGGCCGTCGTGCTCGACGCGTTCGGGGAATCGCACCACCAATTAGAACGGGATCCCTGCTCCGCCTTTCCTTTTCCCTGCCCTTTGCATATATGCCGAAGTGATCCAGTGAAAATCGGAAACTGTACGCCGCAGCCGTTGCCATATCCAACTTCCGACCATGTGTTATGTCCCCAGACTTCCACTTCGGAAGGAAGCCACAACTTCTGATCTTCCTGCCACGCCCAGCTTCCCTTTGTACTGCAAAGCCGCTTGTCCGCTTTTATTACCGCGCGAAGATCTGCTGGAAGCGTGTTGAATATTGTCGTGTTCAGTGTTGTCTTCAATGCACTTGCTGGGAATCCGCCAGTGTTCGTGTTTGTACTGTTCATTGCGTATACTGTTGCAAGGCAATCGCGCGAAATAAAGTACAATCTGTGATTATTGTTCGACTGATAGCCGAAATATGTATCAATTCCCGCAAGTTCCATTCTGACTGATTCACCAGTCGTCAGTGTAATGTCTTTATAATCGCCAATATTCAGCCCCGTGAAGTCGCCTGCTGCCGCTTTCGCTGCAATTTCGTTCCATGACAACTTGATTTCTTTTCCGTTGTAGCCATATGCGGCGCGGATCTGCGCTTGTTTATCATTCAGTGCATTTGCTACAAGATAGCCTTCTGGGATATATCCTTTTTCTGTGATTTCAAGCGTGTCGACAATCCCCAGCGACACTTTGACCGCATTCATAAGGTCTGAATATTTGATTATCTTCGTTCCGCTGGACTTTTCAACAATCAAAACGTCGTCTGCTGTAATATCTGTCGTCTGTGCAATCTGGTTGATTGTTTTTTCTGGTAAACTCATTCTTTTTTTCCATTCCTTTCTTACAATGTTGCAAATATTTTTCTTGCAGATATTCTTTCGCCGTCGTCTGTCACAATCAGTTCGTCGTCGCTTGTTGCTATATTCTGAATCACTTCATTTGTTGCCGCGATTTTTTCCATTACGTCTGCGCGTTCCTGCAATTCTTGAATATACAAAAGCAACTTTCCTGCTGTCTCGTCGTCCAGAATTCCTTTGATCGTTTCAACCCATGCTTCAAATACGGACTGTTGCTGGCTTGTGTAATTCTGTAAATACTGTTTGAAGTTCTCCAGAAACGCGTCCGCTGCCGTTTTGTCGTCGTCAACGCTGTCTTTATAGTCCTGCAAGTATTCGCCTGCTGCCGTCTGTTTCTGGTCGATTTCCTCTTCGAAGTCCTCAACGTCGAATGCGATTCTTGTCTTCTGTTCTTCGAAATATTTATTGAACTGTGCGTATATCTGCGAAAAATCAATCTGATCGACCGCCCCAGATACCCAGCCACATTTTGCGCTGTCCATTCTTGTATCTGTAATCATTGACTGTGTGATCACTGTTGTTCCTGCTGCAATGTATACTTCTGCGATTGTGATTTCAAACACAGTGTCGCTTCTTGTGTTTGTTGGCTTTGCTGGCGAAGCTGCATTCCCGCCTTTGTCTGCGTATGCCGTGATCGTTCTTGCCGATAGATCCAGCTTGATTTTGATAGCGTCGTATCTGTTCAGATTTCCACTTGCAACTTCCAGATCAATGACCAGTGGTTCCGTGTTCTGATACCCGTAGCCAATAAGCCACGCATACCCCGCTTTCACAGTCACTGACATTGCGCCATTCGCAACAACTTGAAGATCTCCGTTGAATACTCCGCTTTTGAACAACGGCTTGAAATAATTCGCCCAGTGTGCAGCATTATATTTTCTGTCCCCGCCCTTCGAATTGAAGAATGTTGCTATTTCCATTGTTTCACCTTCTTTCTAATTATCATCAAGATTCACTGTTTCTGGCAGTGGATCGCCAAACGTCGGAACAATATCGAAACCGCCGTTTTCAAAGATCTCTTGAATTTCCGTGATTCGCTTGTCCATTTCTATTCCCCACATTTTCTTTTTCACTGTCACAACGTCACCCAGATCGTAGTCTTCACGATATACGAAATTGACAAACGGCTTCGTCTGCGCGTCCATAGCTTCCACAATTCCATATTCAGCCAGTTTTTCATTTCCCTTCTGTTTCAAAATTTCTGTATATTCCGCCGTTGTCATGTCGTCGTCTTTCTGGACGTCCCTTGCGTCAACAATGACTTCGCGAAGATCCCAGCCAGTGCCGCCGCCCACTGTCACCAGCGTTCTTGCTGTTCCTTCTCCCTCGCCCGCCACGATTGCGCATGTCTTCGTGTTCTGATTGCTGAATACATATGCAACGCCGTTCAAATTCTTGTAAATTTCAGAGAAAACAACACGGCTTCTTTCTCTCTGCGATTCTGTTCTGTCAACTCCCTTGTATACTTCAAAGAAGAACTTCTTTGCCTTGAAGTCGGCACGAATAGTGAAGCCAAGATTGCTGTATTTTGACAGTTTGCACATGTATGTATACAGTTCTTTGTATGAAACTTGAAATCGGACTGTTTCTGTGAATCCTTTTAATTCTCCCAGTTCTACGAATGGCATTGCTGTCACCGACTGCACCAGTTTTCGCATTCCTGCTTCTGTCTTTCCGTTGAAGTTTATGACTGTTTTTATTGCTCTTCTGTCCATGATCGACGACAAGAATCGCCCTTTTGCCGTGATTTCATTCACTGTGTCGTCAATCGCTATATACTCAACTATTCCGCTTTCTTTGCTTGTCGTTTTTACGATATGCCCGTTCTTGTCTTTGAACTCCCGCTTTGACAGAATGTTGTTTTCTGCAAGTAGTTGCAAATTTCTTTCATTAAGTGGCGCATGAAGTTCAAATGTTCCGCATTCATAATATTTTCGTGTCCAGATCAAAGATCTGAACACGTCAATTACTCCTAGTCGGTTCAAGTTCTGATCATACGAAACAACAATCACTTTGTTTTCTTTTGACATTCCCTTTCCCCTTTCTATGCAAACATATACTGATTTTTGTATTCAAGTTTAACATTCAAATACTCCACCCCTTCGTCTGCGTCATACTTGATTACATTTCGCCCCATAACAAGTTGAATATATCCGTCGTTATCTTCGTCTACAGTGTAGTTATAGTCTATTGTCACGCCGTTTCGGAGTAGTTCGACTGTGATTTCACCTTCTATAGTTTTTACTGTTATCTGATCATTCGGAAGCATTGTGCAAATAAGCTTCAATGTTTCGGACGTCGTTTGATTATATATGATTGGATTCACCACTGTGTCATCTGCTTCCATCGTGATTGTGACCCCGACGTCTTTTGTGCTTTCGTTGTCCACTTGCTTGATTGCGTCTGTTTCTCTGTGTCCGAACTCCATTCCTTCTTCTGGTATCTCGCATTCAAATTTCCAATCTACACACCACTGTGACATTTCAATTTTTATCGTCCCTGACGCATCCGTGAAATACGGATCCGTGCATATCAACGATATTGTTGCAAGTCGGATCACGCCTGTCTCTTCAACTTCGATGCTTTCTACCCTGTATTTGATTTCACGTCGATCACCTTCTTCTTCATGAATGAATGTCCCTTCCGAATGAATTTTAAATACTTTTGAAAGAAACTCACGATTTTGTCTGTGATTTCTTCTGATATTTGCCGTAATCACAATGTTACGTTGTTCTAGCCCTTCGCCATTATATGTCGTTCCGTCTGTCGTCGCGTTCTGTGACGTAGATACAGTGTTTTTTACACTGTAAATTCCGTCACAGCCAACCAGAAAATATTCACAATTATCGTGATCGTATGCAAATATTGCTTCCTGTCCTACGTCATTCCTACAAGTTATCATCTTCACGTTTAGATCACCCGCCTTTCAACCTCATAACCATTTGTCGTGTTTGATTTCTTGTTTGTCGTCCTACTTCATATGGCGACAAGGCTTTCGGACTGTTGATAGTGATATTCTGTGTAAATCCACCCGCTGGCGTCGGTGCTGTTGTCTGGTGTGTATTTGTACCACCCGAAGCAAAATAGCCATCTATTGTGGTTGGTACGCTCTTACTGGCTGCTTTTTCAAATGCATCCGCGTTATCTTCCATTCCTTCTTCATATCCGATCAGCTGTCCCGCTGCCATCTGTTTTCCAACTTGATCGCGAAAAACCCTTGACGGGCTATGTATTCCCAGTGCATTTTTTGCTGCGTCTAGTGCATTTCTCGCTGCGTCTGCTACAGCGTTCGCCAGATTTCTTGCCGCATTCACTACGCCATCTTTGATTCCCGCAATGATATTTGATCCAAGTTCGCCCCAGTTTATATTCCGAAAGGTTGTAAAAATGGCAGATACGACCTGTGGGATTGCTGCAATCAGCGTGGGGATTGCCTGTATCAGTCCGCTAATAAGCGCACCTATCAGCTGTATTCCTGCCGATATAATCTGTGGTAAATTCTGAATGAGCACATTGACTATTGTTGTTATAATCGTCGGTAGCATTGCGATCAGCTGTGGGGTTGCCTGTATCAGTCCATTGACAAGCGCAGTCAATATTTGCACGCCAGCTTCTAATATCTTAGGTAGATTCTGAATCAATACACTGACTAAAGTTGTTATAATCGTCGGTAGCATTGCGATCAGCTGTGGGATTGCCTGTACAATGCCTGTGATCAGAGAAACAAGCAGATTCAGACCCGCTTCTACGATCTGCGGCAGATTTTCTGCAATCGCCTGTACAATTACAGGAATCAGATCGACTGTGGATTGTATAAGTGTTGGGATTGCTTGCGTGATACCATTTATCAGATTTACAAGGATCATTGCACCTTCACTGACAATGGATGGTAGATTTTGTGTGATTGTTGATGTTATCGTCGTGATCAGCTGCGGAAGAATTGCCGCAAGCTGTGGTATTGTCTGGTTTAGTCCTTGCAGTATGCCTGTGAATAGCGTTACTGCTGCGTTTAATACTTCCGGTAGTAGCTGTGGAAGCATTGCTATTGCCGTCTGGATCAATGTAAAAAAGCTGTTCGTCAACGGTTCGATCAGCGATTGTCCCAGCCCTTTTGCTTCGCCTGCAAGTTCCTTCGCTGCTCCAGACAGTCCGGTGATCAGCTGTGGGACTGCTTGCAGAATCCTCGGTACTGCTGCCATAACGCGTGGCGCTATGTTGTCGATTACCGTTACCACAGAATCGACCAATTCCCCTACCAGCGCGTCAATGTCTGCGTTTTCGTCCGCAAGCCCTGTCTGTAGGTTCGTCCACGCCGCTTTCGCAGAAGCGATTGATCCTTGAATGGTTGTGGCTGCTTCCTTTGCCGTCGTTCCTGTTATTCCCATTTCAGTTTGCACGACGTGAATTGCGTCAACAATGTCGGAGTATGACGATATATCATACTTTACGCCCGACAGCTTCGTGGCATCATCAAGCAGCCTTTGCATTTCTTCTTTGGTGCCACCATACCCCAGCTTCAAGTTGTCAAGCATTGTGTAGTTTGCCTTTGCAAAGCCGGAATATGCGTTTTTGATGGATTCCATATCAGAACCCATTTTATTTGCGTTGTCCGACATGTCAGTTATTGCCATGTCTGCTTTTCCGGCGGCTGCTACGGTGTCGCCGTCAAGGCTCTGGATCAACGCTGCGGACATGCTCGTCACGGTTTCCATGTAGTCGTTCGCTGACATTCCCGCCGTCTTGTATGCCCCGTTTGCTTTTTCGATCACGGCTTCTTGTGCCTTGATCAAATTGTTGTAGTCGTCTTTCGCATCCTTCGTCGTCTTTCCGACGCTCTTAGCGTATTCTGACAGGCTTTGCCCGCCTGCTCCGAATAGCGTTTCCACACCGCCGACCAGCTGTTCATAGTCGCCGTAGTTTTCCACGGCTCCTTTTGTGATCGCCACCATGGCGGTTGCTGCGGCTGTTGAAAATGCCGTAAAGGCTTTGATCGTGCCGCCGACCGTTGTTGTCAGCACTGACCATCCACCCTTCGCTGCGGTTGTTGCGGCGCTTCCTGCCGCCTGTACTATCTGCGTTACGCTCGGCATTTTCCCCGCCAGATCGCCTGCTGCCGTTTTGGCTTTTCCGAATGCGTCCGCGATTTTTTGCACTGCCGGGTGTGCGTTTTTGAAGGCTTCCACCTTCTGCCTTGCCCCGTCAACCGCAGTCCCGATTGTTTTTACAGTCTTGCTTTCCTTCACCGTCTCGGTGATCTTCTGCTTTGCATTTCCAAAAGCTGTCGTTAGCTTATTCACTCCGGGGATCTTCTGCGCTATGTTAGCAAGCGATTTCCCGAAGTTCTGCGCCCCGGTCTTCATTTTATCGAATGTACTGATCTGACTTTTTAGTGAATCCAGCTTCTGCGCTGTGGCTGCGATCTCTCGCTGCAAGTCTCTGTATGCGTCGTCGTTTACATCTTTTCCTGCTGCTGCCATCTGCTTTTCGGCTTCTGTCAGCAGTTTCATTTTTTCTTCCGTTTGCTGTACTGCCTGTTTCAAAAGCACTTGTTTTTGTTCCAGCAGTTCCGTGTTTTTGGGATCCAGCTTCAAAAGTGAATTGACGCCTTTTAGTTCTTTTTGCAGGCTGGCTGCTTCGGCGTTCGGCTTTTCAAGCGCTTTCACAAGGTTTTCAGTGCTTCCGTTTATCTCGACTGTGATCCCTTTCAGTGCCTTTCCCATTTTACCTCGGCTTTCCGAAAAGTTCACGCAGCCGCTTTCTGTCTGGCTCTGTCTGCATCAGCGTTCTTGCGTTCTCCAGATACTCGCGCCCCTCTTCCGAATGATTGCACGAATGTATAAAAGCGTCCCGCTTGTACTGCAAATAGTCGATGTACTCCAGTTCTTCGATTTCATTCATGTTCAGTCCTGTGTACTCATGTACTAAATGTTCCCAGTACGTCGGGATCTCGAAGAAATCTTCTTCGCTTGTCGGGTAGAAGGGCGGGTTTAGTTTGGGTCTGTGTCCGGGATCTTTACGAAACGCACATACTGTGCGAAGAATGCTTTCATGTCCTCAATGTCCATGTTTTCTTCTACCCAGTCTTTGCTGATTGCTTCACCATTCAGATTGTTGGAAAGAATCTTTGCGGTCAGTGTGTACAATTCTTCTATTGTACGCCTGTTTGCTCCGCTTCTTTCCTTTGCGTTCTGCGCTTCTTCTCTTTCTGTGATCGTGTCCTGCATGTCCATAAGTGCGTCAAAAACCTTCTTTTTCGGCATTCCGACGACAATTACCTTGACGCCATTTTCGCTTTTAGGATCATCAAAGGTCAATGTCATGTAGTTACGCTTTGCTTTTTGAAAATTTACTGATAAATCCATTCCGCTTTCCTTCCTTTCGATTCTGCGGGGCTATGTATCACATGCCCCGCATTTCCTTGATTGTTAGCCTTTTGCTGCTGTCTGCGCTGCCAGAAATTCTGTAACGATTTCGGCTTTTGTTGTCTTTGTGATCGTGTAGCCTTTCGCTGCTGCAATGGTCTTGATCTGATCTACGGTCAGCGCGTTCAATTCCTCGCTTGTGTATTCGTTCTGGTACTCTTCTTCGTACTCTTCGACAAATTCAATCAGCGTTCCGCGGCTGTCGTGCGGCTTGCAGTTGAATTCTGCGTCAATTACTGTCGCTGAATCCGCAGCAAAAGTGATGGTGAATCCCGCTGTATTTCTTCCGACGATCAGCAAATAGCAGTTTCCTTCCACCGGATCTTCATGTACAAACAAGATCACATACTGCTTGCCGTCGTCGTTGGCTGTGCCGCCGACCTTCAAGCGTCTGTACTTCTTGCCGTTTTCTCCATCCTCTGTGGTTATGACTGCCGTTGCGGACAGCTTCGCCAGTGAATTTGCATTCCATGTGAAAAGACCTGTCTTGAAGGTTGCTTCTTCGTCCGTCAAGATCTCTTTTACGACCATCCCCAGATCGTCTTTTTCTGTCGTCATTGTGGGCTTATACTCCACGCTTGCGCCGTTCTTGATCCATCCGGTGTGGTTTTCTTCTGTCATTACTTTTTTCAGAATCTCTGTGAATGTCTCCGGCAATGTTCCTGTGTATAACATTGTGTACACTTTGCCGGATCCCAGCACAACTTTTTCCTTTGATCCTTTCATGCCTTTTACCTCTTTTCCATAAAATTCATAGTGAAAATTGTTTCAAACATTTTTTCATCTGGAAGCCACTGTCTTTCCTTCTCAAATTTCCAGTTCATCTTTTCAAAGGCTTTTTCCAGCTTCCCTTCGTTTTCGTTGTCCAGTCTTTCTGCATAAAATTCTACTGTCAGATTGTGTTCGATGATCCGGGCGTGGAAGTCGTCGCCGTCCTGTGCCGTCTTGTCTATGAACGCCACAAAAGGCAGCTTCTGTGGTCTATCAAACGCCGTGTCTGCTACTGGCAGTTCTGTTTCTGTCTCCAGATATGTTTTGATGTCTGTCATTCCCACAGTCCTTTCATTTTTTCGTCAAGCACCTGTTCTGCGATCTGTCGCCCGTATTTTATATGCTTTACGGCTTTTGTTCGCTTTGTTCCGTTGCGTGTCAAGTGTCCATTCTCCAGTAAATGTGTCAGTCTGTAATGTGGCGCTTCCACATGCCATGTGGCGCTGTAGCTATGACGCCCCGTCAGCTGCCGTTCTATTGCAAAATGTCGCTTGTACTCGCCTGTTTTGTAACCATGCCCCTGTGTCAGATATTGTCCCGCCGTTTCGTTGCATGCGTCGGCTGCGTCGTCAATCGCCCGGAAGAACTTTTCTTCGTTCTCCTGCTCCCATTCCAGCAGACTTTCTGCAAGCGTTCCGGTCAGCTGATCTGGTCTGATTTTCTTTGTCGCGCCTACGTTCATGCAAAATCCTTTCGTCTGTGCTTTTCATACTCTATCAAGGACAGTTTTGTGATCGGCGGCATGGTATCGTTGATCTGATCGACTTTTTCTATGTCGAATTGATCTTCACCGATCACAGCGACTTCATGCGCTTTCAGATCCTTTCGCTGCTGAACATGGATCATTCTGTCAACCCGCGTGTCTGCTGCCTGTGCTGCATAATGCCGTTTCATGCTGACGTTTTCTTCTCCGAATCGCAGTGGCTTTTCGTATTTATCCACCAGAAATCCGTCATTGTTCACAGTGCATATTCTGGCGGTTCCGTCGTTGAATTCTTCAAACCTTGCTTTCATTTTCTGCCCCGCTTTCCAGCGTTGCCAGTGCTTCGTCAAGTGCAAAGCCTGTCAGCTGTGGCGAAAAATCATGTTCAAACTGTTCTATGGCGTTGCTGCGTCCATATCTACAATACGAAAAAAGCAATTCGCGTGCCTGCTGATTCTCTGCAAAATCAAGCTGCTTGCCGCCGATCTTCTCGATCCGGGCTTTTCCGCGCTGCATAATGTCTTTTACCTTTTTTTGCATACTTTCGTCAGCCAGCGTCATGTCCAATTCATTCAGAATGTCTTCAAGCAGCTGTTCGTCTGGCGTTTTTGTCGTTTCATCTGCCATGCTGCACCGCCTTTCAATTACAGGCAACAAGGTTTTTGCCCTGCTGCCTTTGCTTATTCCTTATGCCGTAGCCGCGGTCTGTGCTGCTAAGAATTCCGCGATCACTTCTGCCTTTGCAGTCTTTGTGATTGCGTAGCCCTTATATGCTGCCAATCCCTTGATCTTCTCCACTGTCATTGCGTTCAGTTCTTCTTCCGTCCATGTGGTCTTTTCTACTTCCACGGTGTCGGATCCCGTCACCACGGTGTCGGATCCCGTCACCACAGTGTATGACGCGGGCTGTAACTCGCTAATGTCAAGCAGCAAGAATGCGTTGTTGTCCTTCGGGCGACCATTACCGTACAGGAACGCTGCGTACACTCTTTCACGCTTCAAAAACCGCGCGCTGTCGTCGTACTCGATAACACCTTCTTTTCCGGTTCCGATTCCTGCAAAATACTGTTCTGCAATTCCCAGAATTGCTTCACCCTTTGTCAGTGCTTCTGTCTGAATGATTTCTGTCGGGTACGGCAGGACATTGTTTGCGAATGTTCCGTCCGGGCGCTGCACCGTAGTTGCGGGCATTACTTTTTTCCAGTAATCTTCCGGGCTTACCAGCATGATCAGTGATACAACCGTTCTGGGACGACCGTTTCTTGTCACTGCTAATTTACCGACCAGACCGCCGTATGTTTCCGGCGTAAACTTTGTGACTTTGATCGCAGTCTTTTTCACATAGCTTTCACCGTCTCCGTGTGCTGCTTCAATGTCTCTGTTCATACCGATAGGCATTTTCACGCCTGTTCCGCAGACGATACCTTCTTCCAGACCGACGTAGATCGCATCTTTCAGCACTTCGCGCACGTAGCTGTCTAACCATGTTGCGCCCAGATCCAGCATGGACTTTGCAACCGGAAGAAATGCGGTCAAGCTGTACATTAACATGTCCAGCTTCTCGAAGGATCCTTCCAGTTCCTTTGTGATCTCCGCTGTAATGTCGCCCCAGATCGCTTTCTGCTTTCCGTTTTTATTCATGATCCATTCTGTGATGTAGGATGTGTTCTTGAAGTCGATCTTTGCAAGCAGCGGGTGTTCCAGCTTCAAGCTGTCGTATACATCTTCAATGATCGTCTTCGGCATTGTCACGTCGATAGATGCAAGCGCCTGTTTCGGGTTCTCGGACTTCATAGCGCCGATCACTGCTTCATAGTACTTCTTTTCCTCACTGGTCAGCTGGCGAAGTCCGCGTGCTGCCATTGCCTGTGCGTCCAGCTGCTCAACTGCTGCCACGTCTTTTGCACGCTGCAAGATCTCTTCTTCGATCCCTGCTGCCATTTCTGCCATTGCCTGTGCCACCTGCTCGGTGTCTTCGGTTTTCAATGCTTCGTTAAATTTCTGCGCCAGCTGCTCGCGCGACAGCTGTTCAACGTCTTTGTTTCTCATGCCTTTTACCTCTTTTCCAGATTTTTTGCGGCTGCTTTTGCTAATAAAGCCGCCATTTTATTTGTAGACTGTTTCGGATCAGAATTGTTTTTCTGATTCTTTTTATCGTCGTTTTTGTCTTCGTCGTCGTTGTCCTTGCTGTTATCCTCGTCGGATCCGTCGCTTGCTTCGTCGTCTTCGTCCTCTGCGCTGTCCTCGTTTTTCTTGCTTGCCTGCTTGCAAAATTCAAGCATCTGTGTTCTGATTGCTTTCTGGTTCAGCATTTCAGTTCGCAGCTGTAAAAGCTGTGTCTGTAGCTGCTGCATGACCGTTCCGGCTTCTTCTCCGGCTTTGCTTGATACTTCGTCTGCGAAGCCCTGTTCTACCGCCTGTTCTGCTGTCAGATACGTTTCAGCATCCATCATGCTTTCCAGTTCTTCTTCTGTGATGTTCACGCGCTCCATGTAAATTTTTCTGTTTCCTTCCATGAGCGTGTCCAAATCGTCTGCTGCTTTCCGCAGCTGATCCGCATTCCCGGAAACCGTCGTCCACATGTTGTGAATCAAAAGGCTGGTTCCCAGCCCCATGACGCGTCGATCTGCTGCCTGCAAAATCACAGAAGCGACCGACCATGCGAACCCGTCAACGTATGCTACAAGTTCTTTGCATTTCTTCTGTTTCAGAAGGTTGTAGATTGCCACTCCTTCGCCTACGTCGCCGCCATTTGAATTGATGTGTACTTCTATGACGTCCGTTTCCGGTATCTCTTCCAGAACCTTTCTGAAATGCTGTGCGCTTGTTTCGCTTTCGCTGTAGTTCCACGTCCACCAGTTAAAGTCACCGTACTTTGTCACATCATCATAAATGTACAGCTTATGTACATTGCTTCCTGCTTCCTGTCGCAAGCTATAATGTGCTTTCTGATTCTCCAAACCTTATTCACCCCCTTTCACATCTCCTAAGTGTTCCATTTTTTCTGCTTCTGCATAGTTCTTGGTTATGTAATGCTTTTGTGACCAGTCAGTCTTCAAAGCTGTGTCACCCAGTTTCACGCGCAATTCGTCGATACAGTACAGCCCGGACGATAGCAGCTTGTCTGAATTCGTCGCCTGCTCGAAAATATCAATATGCTGTATACAGTTCGTGTTTACGTCCATGTAATTTCCTTTTGCGAACTGCTTTTCCCCATATTTTTTGCGCGTCACTTCGCTTCCGATCCGCTGGCATATCGGATCAATAGCGAATGTCAAAAAATTCTTCGTGATCTTCTCGACGTCTGATACATCCCCCAGCATAAGTGCTTTTGGTATCTTGTATGCCCTGCCCGCCATTTCAAATTCATAGTTTATACGCTCGTTCAGATCCGCTGATGTCGGTGCTGTTGTCTGCTTCGTTACGTCTGTGTATGTGTACCCCGTCTGTAATGGCAGCACCGCTGAATCCGTATCATAAAAAGGCTTGAATCTGTCTGTGATCAGCGTTTGCAGCTTTGTCGTGAAGTCCGGCTGTGCTGCTGTCTGTGCATCAATATTCAGTATTCCTTTTTGCGCTCCAGCACGCAGTACGCTTCTGATCGCCTTTGCCACCGTCTGCCCGTATGCTGTGTACGATCCTTCCAGCCGCCGTCTGGCGTTTATGTTGTCCAGTTCCAGATATATGACCTCATGTGACAACATGGATCTTTGCATGGTCAGATCTCCGATCGTGATGTTGTTGAAAACATCTTCGCGGAAGCTGTAATGCGTCCGTGTGAAACTGTCAGCAACGTACAATTTCCCGCCAACTTCTACGATCAGCGCTGCGTTATCATATAACAGATTTGTGACAAACTGCTGCCAGAAGTCCCCGGCGTTCTGGTTCTGGTTCGGTTCGTAGTTCCACAGGTAATATTCACCCTTTTTCTCCGGGATCCCTTTTATGAATGTTCTGAACTCGCATTTGCTGATCAGACTTGCGATCATATTGATGGCGCATGCTGTCGCAAGTTCCTTGAAGAACACTTCTGTCAGTTCTTCTTCGATCTGTGTTGTGACGTTGATCGTCGATTCTCTCCCGAATGCCCGCAGGAAATAGTCATTCATGTTCATTCTTCCTTGCACCCCCTTTCTACATTGTGAAGAGTGGCAGCACGTCCGCTGATCCCTGCTGCTCCGGTATCAATTCATGCTGCGTCATAGCTGCTACGAATGCGAAAAAGCCGTCTGTCTTTCTGCTTTTCGCTTCTATCTTCTGATATTCGTAATTCCCGTATTTTTTCGACTTCACTTTCTTTGTATTGTTCGTGTACCACCGCATGATCGACGAATCGCCGTATACTATGTTGTGGTTTCTGAATCCGCTGTCTATGATCGGCTCTACTTTTATTTTGTCCGAAGGTCTGACCAGCTTTATATTTTTGTTTTCATAAGTGAAGCCGTAACGTGCAAGCGCCTGTTTCATCAAAGCGAATCTGTAGTCGTCCAGCGCAAGCATAGGGATTGAATAAAAGCCCATCTGCTCGCCTATCCACTCCGCGATCAGTTCCGGCGCAATCTCTGGGGCGTCTACGAATTCCAGTTCCCCGGCTTCTTCTGCTTCATGCAGCGGGTATTTTATCCGCGGCAGATCTGCGCTTTTTAGACACACCCACGTTTTTTGCTTCCAGACTACCTTTTCACCGCGCTTTGTAAGCACTCCAGCTGACGCAAAGTCATTGATCTTCGTGTAGTCAATGCCAGCCACAGCAATTTCACGCGCTTTCGGCGGTTCTACTTCCTGCTTTGTTGCCAGAATATTGTCCCAGCTTGTCAGTTCCACTTCTCCGTTTCCCTGTCTCCAGTTCATACGCTTTGTCATAAAGTCGCTGGAAGACGATCTGTTTTCCAGCCATTCTTTATATTCTTTTCGCGTCTCTTCAAGTAAGTTCGGCAGATACTGCAAGGACGGGTTCGCCTTGTGCCAATTTTCTTCGACGTGTACTTCTTCTGGATCGTCCAGCATACAGATAAACGGCAGGAAGCCGTTGTCTTCAATTTCTCCGTCCAGAATCTTTTTTGCTTTCTCGATCAGATCATCCAGTACACCGTCGTTGACGTCTCCGTTTGTTGTGATATAGGTTCGCCGTGGGTGTGGTTTTTTACCCAGCGCTGTTGTAAACACTTTGATATTGTCGTAACTTTCATACGCGTGTACCTCGTCAAAATCTACCTTCCCGGATCGCAAGCCGTCTTTTGACTTTGCGTTGTTTGTCCGGTATTTTATTTTCGATCTTGTCTTTCTGCACTGTATTTCAGATTTTGTCCAGCGAAAAAACTTGATCAACTTTTTTCTGTGTTTCTCCAGCACGTTGTAAATGTCGTCAAAGGACGTCCGCGCCTGTTCTTCTGCTGTGGCGCATATATCGACGTCGTACTGCTGCAAATTGCTGTATGGACTGATCATGGCGAAGTCTTCAAACGCCAGATAGCCGTTTTTTCCCGCTCCCCTCGCTACGAATATTAACAGATCCGGGAAACGCGGCAGCCCATCTTCACGGAACACGCAGCAATGCAGTGTGAATACAAATTGTTCCCACTCGAACAGTCCAAAATCGAAGTATTTTTGCAAACCCATGTACTTTTTCAGCCGCTCTGTGTCTATGGTCAAATTTTCGTTTTCAAAACACTTTTTTACGAATTTTATTAACTTTTTTTGCCATTTGCAGCACTTTTTTACACCGTTTTCGCCCTCATTTTCGACCAGATCTATGTACTTTTGAAGTTCTGGGACGTCTCTATAATTCGTCGTCAAAATCTCCACCACCTATCGTGGCGTTTGCTTTCAGCCCCAGTTCAG